GTGCAGAACGTATGCGTATCGACAGCAGCGGCAACGTGCTGGTGGGGACGACGAATACAGACCCAGCGTTTAATAATGTAACTGGTCAGTCAATGGCCTCTACTGGTCAGCTACAAGTTACACGAGATGGCGGTACAGCCGCATTATTTAACCGAAAATCTAGCAATGGCGAGATTGTATCGTTCCGCATAGGCGGCGGCACTGTGGGTAGTATTGGGACATCTTCTGGAAACTTTTATCTGAGTGGCGCAAGCAAGGGTTTTCGGTTTGGAAGCAGCAGCGTAGTTCCAAGTTCCAGCACTGGCGCAGATAGCGACAACAATCTTGACTTGGGTTACTCATCATCACGCTTCAAAGACCTCTACCTCTCCGGCGGTGTCGTCTTTGGCGCAACTGGCGGTGCGGTCACAAGCAAAACGCTGGATGACTATGAGGAGGGGACTTGGACACCAGCATCCGGTACTATAACTTTGAGTAGTTCACTGGGGAAATACACAAAAGTTGGAAATATGGTTTTTATTATTTGGCAAATTCAATTTCCATCAAATTCTGACGGTAACAGTGCAATCGTTGGCGGCCTTCCTTTTAATGTAGCTTCGGGTCAATATAGTGGAACTACATCAATCACTAATTTTGTTAGTACTAATATATTACCAATGGTTAATCATTCGGATAACACAATTACTTTTAGAACCTACAGCAACACGACTTATACAAATGCTAATATGAGTTCAAAGTTTCATTATGGCTGGGCTGTGTACACTACTTAATTAACCTATCTGGATGATAGGTCGGACAGGAGAATAAAATGGCATTAACAGAAGAAATAGTACAAGACAAACAGGAATTACCGGAGTAAATAAATGCCTCTTAGCACCATTACCACTAACAGTATTGCAGACGATGCTATTACTGTTCCAAAGGTAACAGATCAGATTCTTACAAATAGAAATCTGATTATCAATGGCGCTATGCAGGTGGCACAGCGGGGTACGCAAACTGGTGTTCGTAACAGCTATGGAGTTGACCGTTTTAAGGTTCAAGGTGACGGCGCACAAATATTTACCTATAGCCAGTCAACAACAGTTCCATCTGGGCAAGGGTTTTCTTATTCCGCAAAGCTAGATGTAACGACTGCCGACACTTCAATAGCCGCAGGAGAATACCAGCTTTTGGTATATAATTTTGAAGGCCAAGATTTACAGCACCTTAAATATGGAACATCAGGTGCAGAAAGTATAACCCTTCAGTTCTGGGTCAGGTCTCCTAAGACAGGGACTCATATTGTAGAGTTAAACCACCAAGATGCCGCTTATTTTAACTCACAAGCGTACACAATAGCATCAGCGAATACTTGGCAAAAAGTTACTTTAACTTTTAGCGGTTATCAAACAACGGCTATAACAAACGACAACACTCATGGGTTTGGTGTTGCTTGGTGGCTAATGGCTGGCTCAACATATTCTGGTGGCACACTAGCATCAAATACTTGGCAAAACACAGCGGCTAATCGTGCGGCTGGTCAAGTTAATGTAGTAGACAGCACAAGCAATGAGTTTTACATCACAGGCGTCCAACTAGAAGTAGGCTCAACTGCCACGCCGTTTGAACACCGCAGCTTTGACGATGAGTTGGCTAGGTGTCAGCGGTATTATCAAAAATCATACCCATACACAAATTATGCAGGCGATAATCTTGGTACGGGATGCCATGGATTCACTCCTATCAACCTCCTAGATGATGTAAATATTAACTTCAAGCAGACTATGAGAGCTACCCCCACTTTAACAATATATCGAAAAAACGGCACTGCTACTTCTTCGGCTCAAAGATCAGATAATGGTGCCGCCTACATAACTATAACTGTAAGTGCAGTCAGAGATAATGGTTTTGAGTTTAATCCCGGCTCATCAGTTAGTAGGCGTTATAGATTACATTATGTTGCCGATGCGGAGATATAAAAAATGGAAAATGAATTAAATATTACATCAGCTAAATATATTGCAAAAGATGGTATCAGTAGTTGTATTGAAATAGTTATTAATGAAAAAACTATGTCAGTACCCCTTGACCCAGCCAACCGCCACTACGTAGAAATCATACGTCAGGTAGAAGCTGGCGAATTAACAATACAGGAAGCTGAATAATGGCATATATCGGATCTCCAGTTCAACAGGTATTATCAAGGCCAACTAGCCAAAGCTTTAATGGTGATGGTTCAACTACCGTATTTACGTTAAACCGTTCTGTTAACGTAAGTGAAGAACTTGAGGTTTTTGTATCAAATGTACAGCAGGAACCAGGCGTAGGTAAATCCTATACTGCAAATGGTACTAGTCTAACATTTGACGAAGCACCGCCAAGTGGTACCGGAAACATCTATGTAATATACCGAGGCTTATCAGAGGTAACACGTGTCTTAGAACATCATCCTAATAATCCTCTTGCTGCTACAACAGGAACATTTAGTGGTAATGTTGGTATTGGGACGACTAATCCTCTTGAGCAACTATCTGTAGCCAACAGTTCTGGTCGTGCATCAATCTTTTTAGCAAGTGGTGGAACAAATCAAGGGTATATTAGTTATTTTAATTCCACACAGACATTATCTTTAGGTAATGGTGCTCCTACTGGAACAGGGGTGAATGGTGGTCAGCAATTAAATATTCTCAACGGCGGCAACGTGGGCATTGGTACTAATGATCCAGGCGCAAAATTAGAAGTAGATCGTGGCAGTGCGTCCTTTGCTGCAATTTTTGGTGCACCGCAAGGTTCTGGTAGAGCAGTATTATTTAAAGATAACCATGCTTCACCCAACAGATATAACTACTTAATTGGTTCGCAGTATAATATTAACAATGGTTTCGAAATAACTCCTTCAACAGCCGTCGGGGGAACCACCTTTAGTAACCCTGCAATTGCTATCTTGGAAACGGGCAAAATTGGTATTGGAACGAATTCGCCGGGCCGGCAGCTAGAAATAACAGACGGCAATTCAGGTAAAATACGGGTTTCTGGACCAGATGGCGGTATGATCGAATGTTGGAACGGATCTCACGGGGTTTACTTTGGGTCAGGCTTGTTAGTAACCGGTACCGGAAATACTCAAGATAGTGTTATTTTCGTAGAAGGTGGCGGCAGCCAGCGATACTATACAAGTGGTTATGAACGCATGCGCATCGACAGTAGCGGCAATGTGGGCATTGGTGGTGCGCCTTCTGAATTGCTGCACATTAAAAATGCAAGCGGTGATGCGGCGGTTCGTATTCAAGGAAACACCCGCACATTTAACATTCAGCAAAACAATTATGGGTTGCGCTTTGTTGATGTAGACGCTGGTTCAGCGGAACGTATGCGTATCGATGCAAGCGGCAAAACATTCGTAACTAATGACAGCAATGTTTCAGACAACAACAACGCAAACCTTTGTGTAAATCATTCTGTCAGCACACGCGGGATTAACTTACATACCACAGGCACAGGCGGTTCAGATAGAATAACTTTTCAAAATGACAATGGAACAGTTGGAACTATAAACACAAGCGGTTCATCAACATCATATGGCACCTCATCCGACTACCGCCTCAAGGAAAACGTGGTAGCTGACTGGGATGCAACCACACGCCTCAAGCAACTAAATCCTGTTCGCTTTAACTTTATCGCTGACGCAGACACCACAGTCGATGGCTTCCTTGCACACGAGGTTCAGGACATTGTCCCAGAGGCTATCACCGGCACACACAATGGTATGCGTGATGAGGAATACGAGGTCACACCAGCGGTGCTTGACGAAGGCGGCAACGAGGTAACGCCAGCCATGATGGGTACACGGTCTGTGCCGGATTACCAAGGCATTGACCAATCGAAACTAGTACCATTACTAGTCAAAACAATACAAGAACTTGAGGCCCGTATTACGGCATTGGAGAATAATTAATGGCATATATAGGATCAGAGCCAAATTATGGTACTATAGCTTCCCAGAGATTTACTGGTGATGGTTCAACTACTGCATTTGGTCTAACACAAACAGTACCAGATGGTGAATCGATTCTAGTTACTATTGGTAACGTAGTACAAGAACCAGGTGCAAGTGCAGCTTATGTAGCAGGTGCAAATACTCTAACATTTAGTTCTGCACCTGCAAATGGTGATGTAATTATTGTCAGATATCTTGGTAGATCAATTGATACACCATCAAGTTATACTAATGTTATACGTTTTAAATATGTAGCAACTTCCGGACAAACAGTCTTTACAGGTTCTGATGTTAATAGTGCTATTCTTTCGTTTTCAGGTTCGATTGTAAATGTATTTCTAAATGGAGCACATTTGGATGAAACAGATTATACTGTTAGTGGTGGTGATACAGTTACTTTAGTTAGTGGTGCAACAACAGGTGATGAATTAGTCATTATCTCTTATAGGGATCAGACATTTTCGGATGTTGTAGCAGCATCAACTGGCGGTACCTTTACAGGTGGACTTACAGCACCAAATTATCAGACAACAGCTACAACTGTACATACAGCAGTCTTTAGAACAAACAATCAAACTGTAACTCAAGATACTACTATAGATAGTGCAGAGAACGCATTAGCTATCGGTCCATTGACTATAAATAGCAGCGTAACTATTACAGTTGATGGAAATTTAACAATACTGTGAGACATATATGGCTTCGATATTAAATGTAGACCAGATCAACAATGCGGCGGGTACTAGCGGCATTGCTCTTGACGCAAGTACTGGAAAGGCATCGTTTCCAAACAGTGTCACCATACCAAATGGTGCAACGATGCCAGCGGGTAGTATGGTTCAGTTTGGAAGTTCAGTAACAAAGGTAGCGTCTATTACAAATTTTAATGGGGTTACTGGACCGACCGCGATATATGGTAGTTTTTTCGCAAACAGAACTTATACTCTCGCTAACTCAGTTACCATTACGCCAAAATCTACAAGTAGTATTTTATATTGCGTAGGTATTGTAGGTTGGACGGCAATGAGCGCCACTAATACAATGGCACATGGTCAAATAATTACTAGAAATGATGGTCAAGACTCAATTGACATGTCAGATTATCCCTGGTATCAGCATTCCTATATAACTTCTAGCTCTCTTTATTACCCGGCAGAAACAATTTCCGGAGTATTCACCCCAGCTTCAACTAGCCCACAAACAATTCGCTTGAGGCCGTTTGTATACATTGAAGGGGGTAACACTGCTACAGGTTCTTTTAAAAGTTCATCCTTATTTGTTATGGAGATTGCACAATGAGTACGCTCTATGTCGATACCATTAACGAGAAGACTAGCGGCAACGGTGTGCAGATTCCGGGTCATGTGGTTCAGGTTGCTTCTACTGCAACTCTACTTACTGCAAGTACAACCAGCACCACATTTGTTGACATACTTAGTTTAAGTTTTACGCCTAAAATCAGCACATCTACTTTATTTGTTTTTGTAGATTGCCGATGGCAACATAGTGGTAACACCGCCTCCGCAAAATTTAAGATTTTGCACGATTCTACTTCCCTTTGGGAAATCAATAATTACGGAGCGTATGCTAGCGCGGCAACTAATATGATTCAAATGACTGGTCACCACGCCCAAGTGTCTGCGGGCTCAACTTCTGCTAGAAACATAAAATGGCAAGGGGCGACTGTAGTAAGTGGAACACTTAGTCTAAATATTAACGGACAAACCGGTAATGAGACTAGGATGACTGTTATGGAGATTGCACAATGACGAGCATATTGAAAGTCTCCGAGATCCAAGACCCAACGAACAGCAACACCGCGCTGACGATTGATGCTAATGGTTATGTGTCTGGAAAAACAATTAGTCCTGCCTTTGTATGCAGAGAAAGCGCGACAAACACATTAACAAGTGGTAGTTTTATGTCATTAACATGGACAGAAGAACTTGATACACATAGTGCAGTTTCCAGTGGAGTGTTTACGGTGCCGGCAGGTCAGGGCGGAATATATCATTTTAGTACAGGTGTTACAATAAATGGAATTGGTGCCAGTACATTTATTATTACAACTCTTTTTATTAATGGCAGCAATGATGCTCAGCATGAAATATATAATCCAACAATGATTACAAATCAGGCTGTAAGACAGGTAAACATTGCTAATTTATCTGCAGGTGATACAGTTGAATTTAAAGTGCAACAATCTAGTGGATCAAATAAAGACACTGGTTTTGTACAAAGTAGGAAAGCGTTTTTCTGTGGATTTAGATTAGGATAGGAGTAAACAATGGCATCAATATCAGAGGCTTTAACCGAACTAGGCATCACCGAATGGGTGTTGCGCGGTGAGCCAACAAGTGAAGCAGAATTCAACGAGATGTTCCGTAAGGTTACGGGCGCTGACGAAAACGGCTCGGCTATCGAAAGCAGCAACCAAGCTGACTGGGGTACAACTTGGTCGGCGGTAAACGCAAAGCTAACCGAGCTTAATGCAGCGGAGCCTTTGAAG